CTGTGGATAATGTCCTGCCGACTGCATTTAGCCAGAAGAGCGCGCCGCCGTCCCAGCATTGCGCGCCGTATGCGCCGTCAACGTCAAAGGCTTGATTTATAACCGCGTTGCGGAAACTCTGCCAGCTGTCGGTTGGTACGCTTGCGCCGCGTCCGCTGTCTAGGAGCGCCTTTGCGCCTGATTTTTCTACCGTCTTTTCTACGTCTGCGTCTTTGGCTTTCTTGCCGTTTGGAAGGTCTGCCACGTCAACCACTAGCGGTGCTTCTGCGTCTTCTTTTTCGAGCGCGCTGGTTGTGATTTTGTCGAGGTTTTTCTGACTCACGCCGTATATTTCGGCTAATTTCTGGATATTCTTCAGCACCATACCTGCAATTCCTGCGGCTAATACGCCGAAGATAATCTGCGAGCTGATTTGGTTCGCGCTCTGTAGTTCAATTCCCCAGTTCGGCGCAAAAACAAGGAGCGCCTTCGCTACTAGGATAATAACTATCGTGCTTGCGCCAAGGAGCGCGTATTTTGCTAGCCCGTTTAGCCACAGCTTCTTGTCGAAGCCCTCGCTAATTTTCCAAACGTTAATATTCGACCAAGCCGACAGGATTGTGTACGATATCGTCGCTAATCCATACAAAGCAAACGCTTGCATTGACTGTATAATTAGCTCTGTCATTTCTGTCATTTTTCGCCCTCCTTATAAATGAGCCTTAGTATTATTACCGTAATTATATCATCTAATATATCAACGATAGAGTAAAGTAGACCGTCGTAGCCTTTCGGCTCGGGTGCGATTTCGATGTGTGTGTAGGCTCCGATAATCCACTGTATGAGTAAAATTGCGTTACTCGTCAATAATGATATCGATAAAATGAGTAGCAATACTTTTAAGTGTCGCACTTCTTTCGGCGCTTTCAGTCGGTAAAGTTCTATCTGTCGCAATATAATAGCGACAAGTGCTGTCGCTATCAATATACGCGCAATTGCGGTTATAGTTATAAACATTTTCTATGGTTTCTTCGGCTGTTTTTTCGGCGCGCTGACCGCCTTTTTTAGCGTGATGTGAAAATGATTTTCACGTATTCGTTGCTCTAACTTCTGGCTGTTCTTTGCCAGGTTCACATAGGCTTGCTGTGTATTTTGTCGCGCTTTTCGCGCTTCTTCGCGGGCGGCTTCGATGTCCACGCTATAAAGTTCCGCTCGTATGACTGCGGCTGTGTCCATTTTAATTACCCCCTCGGTTAATCTTCTCAGTCAGTAAGTCGATTGAGTGCGACATCTGAGTAATTGCCTTTGACTTTTCGGCTTCGTTCGCGGCGTCTTGTTTATAAAACTCTATCATCTCGTGTCCGTTCGCGCCTGCGATTTCGACGAGTTTTTGGTTCAGTTCTTCGTTCTTCTTCCAGAGCTTGAATACTGCGGTAGATAAAGCGATGACGGCTATACCGAGTACGCCTTGCGTTGCCAGATATGTCGTTACGCTTGCTTCCATAGTTTTATTCTAACACCCTTAAATATCCTCGGACAAGTCGCCTTCCCATTCGACCAGCTGGATTTTATAGAAGCCTTCCTCCGACGCCATAGTTTCTGCAAAGATTGAGATGTTTTGCCCCTTCTTCACAAAAATGCGCCTACTTGCCATAACTGGCAAAGAGCCAGCGTGTTGAGAAACGATTGCTATCGCGTTATAAAAAGCTCTGTCCACGTTGTACTCGCCCTGCGGCAAGTCTAGTGCTATTACCGCCATTCGGTCGCCACCTAGTCGGTTGTGATTGTTTAGCGTAGTCTGCGCTACGGCTATTTCGTAGTAGCCTGAGCGCGACGCCGTCATATGCGCACCTACAGTCTGCGCTCGTCCCCAGTTTATGGTACCGTAAACAAAGTGCGCGCTAGGCAGTTGTTGGTTTTGTATTACGTCTACGTATTTTCGCGTGTACCCAGCGGGCAATTCGCTCGCAACTTCTGCTTCTATCTCTGCCAATCCTAAGGCTCGGAAAGAGCGCACTCGTGTTGGCGTTTCGAGCGGCTTATCGTTCATATAGATTTTACCCTTGACGTCTAGCGCTCTGCCCTCGGCTGGCATTTTGCCGATACCGACATTGCGGTTACTGCTCGATATCATCATAATAGGCACGCCTCTGTCGAGAGAGATTTGAGTTTTTGAAGTACTCAATTTGTCGCGCACTTCAATTTCGATAATAAACTTCGAGGAGTTCGCCATTGATAAAAAGGCGGGCGTCATTGTGAAGGCTCCCTCGCCCTGCGTGAAGTCGCGCTTTATCCAAGCATTCCAGCCGCCGTCGTCCTGCTTCCAGCGATAGCGCAGGCTGTTTGGCTCTATTCGGTTTTTGTCGGCTCCGTCTACGGTTATGCGCGCAAAGGTTCCGCTGACGCTGAGCTTTGTTTCATTTTCAAAGTTATTTTTTCGCTCGGCGGTCGCTGTGATTTTCGGCGTGTCGTATTCGATGAAGTTCAAGTCTTTGAAGGCTTCGGCGGTTAAGCCGCGGCTGTCTGTCGCCTGGACAACCAGGCGCTGGCTTCCTTTCTGGCTAATCGTTCCGAGTTCGGCTTCGTATGGTTTGCCGTTTAGCTTCTCGTCGTGGGCGATTGTCGCGGTCTTGTCGACGAGCTTGATTGTGTAGCTCTTCGGCGTCGCTTTTAAGCGCGTTTTCATCTTGTCGGCGTCGGCGATTGTTGCGACTACGGTCGATATTCCTTGAATAAAGACGCGGTCGTTGCCAGTTACGGCTTTGCTGGTGGCGTTCGTGTCGCGTGCGTCAATCTTTGAAAAGAGCGGGGCGGATTCTTTGTCGTTTACGGCTATGGTTACGTTCTGAAAGCCTGAGCCAATCATTGAGCCGCCGTTAAATGTCCAAGTGTCCACGCCCAGACTCGTCTGGCGCGTGTTCTTCATTCGCTCATAAATTGTGTCGATTTCTTGCGGGGTTGGCGTCCAGACGTACTGGTCGCCGACGAAGCCGTCCTGGCGCTTGATTTCCGCACCGTCGGGTATCTGAATACTGACGTTGTGATGAAAGCTCCAGTGCTTCTTGTTCATATTCACGGCGATTGGTTCGCCCACAATATACAAGCCTTTTGTAAATGTTGGCGAGCTGGCTCGCGGTATTGCTGGCAATTCCCAGCCGCCGCTCGTTTCAAGCGCTCCGCTTCCATATAATGAGCCTGACATTCCAGCGCTGAAGGCTTTACCTCCGTCGCTGTTGTGGTAAATGTCCATTATACCGCCACCGAGCTGGTGGTCGCCGTTGCCGCTGATATTCGACCAGACACCGCTCGCGATGTTGCCGCTTCCGTTCACGGTCGTGATATTCAAGCGCACCGCGTTGCTGTACCAGCGAGCGTTGTTCGTGATGTTTATACCGACCTGCCAGTGAATAACTGAGCGGTTCGTGCCTACGTCCTGCCCGCCTAACTGCCATTGAAAATAGAAGCAAGTGCCGTTATATCTGCCTGTCTCAATTCGTCCCGATGTTGCCACTATTTAGTCCTCCTCTCCGTTGTCGATAAACGCGACGCCTTTAATGCTTCCAGTTTTAATCGCGATTTGTTTTATAGGGTTCAGCACTATTTCGTCCTTCGCTGAAAACTTTGTAACGATTGTGCGCTCGCCGTTCACCGTAAAGACGCGCTGTTGACTTCCGCCTGACTCTGCGTATCCTGAAAACTCGAGCGGCGTCATTGCTGTGTAGGCTCCGTCGTAAATGTCCGACTTTACTATCAAGCCGTACTCGTTCATTGTAACGGAGGTACTCATTGCCTCGCCGCTGGCTTGCTCCCAGTTCGCGGAGCTTCTGCCGTGCGCTAGCATTATGTCCGTAAAGGTTGCCTCTGCGTCGCCGTTCGCCCAGATTTCGACTATAACATCGTCGCTGGCGGTTGTATAAAATGGCTCGCACTCCAGGCGCTTGTAAAAGGCGCTCTCTCCCTCGCCAATTTGTGTATAGCAGAGGTTCTCGGTTGGCACTGTCGCGGTTCGCACAAGCATTCCTGCAATACCTAGCGCACTCTTCTTGATAAGACAGCTTAATGTGTAGTAGCCCCGCTCTTCCTCCGTGTCCGTGATTTTCGAGCGTCGGATTTTTACGGTCTGGCTTACCCGTCGACCTCTTAAGAAGAGATTGTTGCCCGAAATACCGCCGTTGGCTTTCGCTTCGGCGCTCGGTGCTACGTCAATAATCGAGGGCGAGCTTAGCGTGTATTCCTCCCACGGCTTGTAAAGGTTCGGCTCTGCGGCTGTGTCGTCTGGCTTCTCTTTCGATTTGTAAAAGAAGGCAGAGTTCCTCAGTAGGTTGTTGCCTCCTGCGCGCTGTATCTTGTTTGTGATTTCGCGCACCTTCTGCGTGATTTCTGTGTGGTTGTCGTTCACTGTGTTGCCGAGCGTTTGGACGTCGCTCACTACTCCGCGGATGACCTGCTCCTGCTTATCTACGTAGAGTTCCGTGTTCTTTATGCGCTTGTCGATGTTGCTCGTGCGGTTGTAGTTTATCTTTGTGCGTGCTGGGTCTTTGCACCAGAGATTTTCTTTAATTCCGCCGTCGAGGGTCAATTTGCGCCCCATAACAACCGAGCGCTTGCCGTTAATCTCGACGATGTCGCCGACTAGTGCGCCTATCACGCCGCTGGTTTCGGCTTCAAACGGGTAGTAGGTTAAGCCCTTAAAATATGGAAAGAGTTTAGCCTTCACCGCTTCGCGTCGCTTGTCTATGATTTGGTTGTTCGTGATTGTCGCCTCAATAATAGGGTTCGCGCCTGGCTCGGTTTCGGCTACGTTGTCGTTCTGTGGGCTTCGTGCCAGCACCAGGCTATTCACGGCTCCGTATTTTTCTAGCTCCGTCAATTTAATCAGTGCGCCGTCTGGTATTTTGACGTGGTGTTTGTCGGTTTCGCCTTCGAGGTCGTTTGCGCACCAAAACTCCAGGTCGCCGCGGCTGTTAAAGCGCGCTATACTTCCCGTGAGTGCCGCCAGCTCTTCTATGATTTCGCGGTATTGTATACCGTGAATATTTTTATAAAGGTCTTGCTCTATGTCGATGTCGATGTTCGCCTGGTTCATTGTTGGGGCGATATTCAAAACTCCGCAGATTTGCTGGAGTAGCTCGTTTGCGGTCGTCGGGTATGTGAATAGCTCGGGTTTGTACTCCGCGGTCAATAGGTGCGTCTGGTTGTATGCGGTTACTTTTACCTCGTCCTTGTCTTTGATTTTCTCCGATGACACCACGTAAAATGTGCCGAGGGTCAGTGGCGGGGGCAATTGTCCGAGGCTGTCCCTCTGCCCTGCGCTAACCTGAAGCGTAAAACGGCGACCGAGTAGTTCCTTACCTTCGAGGTGCGTCAGCGTGAGCTTCTGCATTTCGAGGCGACCAATTCCTGGCACTTCACTTTCAAGCGTTGCGCTTATGATGAGGTCGCGGTCTGTCATTGTGATTTCTTCGCCCTCGTCCATTGTCTGAAGAAACAGCTCCATTTCGCGGGCTGGTATGTCCAAGCCGTTTATAAACGCCTGACGCTCTCGCAAGTCGTCTAAGTATCGCTCGTACATACTATCGCTGTGCCTCCTGTGCTATCAGGTTCACTTTGAAGTCGGTTACTAGTCCGCGTCTGCGGTCAAGCACTCCCAGCTTGAGGTCGTTCGCGTAAAATGTCTGTGATTTGTACGAGTTCGTGTGAATATCGAAGTAGCGCACATTGAAGAAGGGGCGGTTCAATATTCCCGCGATTTGTGCGGCTCTTGCGTATTCCATAGGCACAAACTCCAGCTCTAGTTTCGGAAAGATACCTATCAGGGTACTCCTCATACTGCCTCTCATATTGCGCCCTGCGTCCTTCCAGAGCTTGCTCGCTTGCACGTCGTACTTCTTTAATTCTCGTATCTCGACGCCTTCGATTGTTACAAGTGCTTCTGCCATAATGTTATACCAATATCACCCCTTGATTGTTTAAGTAGCTCTGGTCGTTGATTCCGTCGATGACGCGACGCACCAGTTCGTCTTCGCCAATTTTTACTATTATAGTCTGAGCCTGGCTTCCTGCGCCACCTTTTTCCGCCAGTTGGCTCGCGATTTTATCAAGCCAGTCTGTGTTATTCTCTAATGGCACAACCGCTTCGCGTCCTGCTTCGCCGACCACCGCCAGGGTTGCGCGGTCAACGACGCCACCGCGGGCAAGCTTCGGTATTTTCGGTATGTTCATATTCTTACCGCCGACGCCTGGTACCCAGTCTGGTATTTTGATTTGGTTCAAGCCGTTAATGAAGCCGTTAATGATGTCAATCAACGCGTTAATTGGTGCCTTTGCGATTGCGCCAAGCGCTCCAAGTGCGCCGCCTACAATTCCTTTTAGTCCTTCAAAGGCTTTTTTCCAGTTGCCCGTGAATACGCCCGCGATAAAGTCAACCAGTCCGCCAAGTACCGTGAATACGCCGCGCACGAAGCCTCCGATTGTGCTTAGCGCGGTGTTTATTATTCCGCCGATTGTCGTGCCTAATGCGACCCAGACGGGCTTAAATGTGCTTATAATCCAGTTCACAATTGGCGTTATAAACTTGTTGTAGATTTCGAGCGCTCCTGCTACCAGTTTGCCGATAAAGTCGGTTACGGATTTCAGCGCGGGTTGTAGTTGGTCTTTCCAGACCTTTTGAAACTCGTCCAAAAATGGTTTAATAATTGGCTCCAGGACGTCGCTGTAGAGCCTCTTAAATGTTCCCGTGATGTTGCTTAAGAACTCGCCTATTCCCTTCGATATGTCTTTTCCGTATGTGTCCCAGGTGCTTTTCAGCGTGCCTGTGAAGTCCGTCCAGATTGTGCCTACGATTGTGCTTATCTGCGTGAAGACGCTCTTCATATTCTCCATAAGCCCCGTCAGGTTGTCGACGATTTGCGGCGTGGCGTCAGCTAGCCCTTGCAGTAGGTCTGCGGGTATTGTACCCGCTAGGTAGCCGATGTCTGAGAAGCCTTGCCTTAATGGCTCCACTAATGGTTCGAGGAAGGAGTTCGCCAGCTCGCTCAGCTTCGCGGTGATGTCCATAGCGCCCAAAAATGCGGTAGTAAAATTGTTGGCGATTTCTTCGGCTCGCGGTACTACGACGCTTTCTAGCCCCTCGAAAAAGCCAGTAAATGGCGCTAGCAATACGTTCGCCAGTGTTGCTGTCGTGTTTGATATCGATGTTATGAGATTTGCAAAGTGTTCGTCGATTTCTCCAGCGCGCTGGCTGATGACGGTAGACCAAGCACCCGCTTCGGCTACTACGATGTTACTTATGCTCGTGAATATTCTTTTACCGTTGTCGGCTAATGCTCCGAAGATTTTCGTTACGCCGTTCGCGAAAGCCTGCCACGACTTCGTGCTTTGGATAACCTCGAAAGCTTTCAGGAAGCTGTCCTTGATTTTCTGCGCGATTTCGTCGGCTTTGCTTGCGCCCTTGTCCATATCGCCAAGGTCAAAGTCTAAGCCGCTCATATCCATACCGCCGCCGCCTGCGTCGCCGCCGCCTCCGCCGCCACCGCCTGAGTTGTCTTCTGGCTCTTTCAGGACGTTCATTTCATCAAACGCCGCCAAGCCTGCCAGCTCCTTCTTGAGCTTCTTTGCTTGCCCTGCGGCTCCGCCTAGTTGTTTGCCTGCTCCTGCCGCGCCTGCGCCTACGCCACCGACCGATTTGCCGACGCTGTCGACTGCCTTCTTCATTCCTTCGGCTTTCTTGCCTCCGCCGCCGAAGAGTGAGCCTATCCAGCTAACCGCCATAACCATAACCTTCACAAAGCCTACTACGTACGGTATTGCGGCGTTAATCGCGTTTGTTATCATCTGGAAGAAGCCCGCGATGTTCGACTGACCGATTGCGTTCATAATGTCCGCCAAGCCTCGGGTGAAGGCTGTCTTCATATTCGTGATTGCTGTTTCAATTCCGCCCGCGGCACCTAAGGCTTGCTCTGAGAACGGCTTTATTCCGTCGGCTCCTTTCTGGTTCAGGTCTATCATAGCCTTCATAAAGTCGTTCATACTGACGGTTCCGCTTCGCAAGGCTTCGCCGAGCTGGTTCGAGCTTGCGTAGCCCATATACTGCGCCACCTGCTTCAATTGAGCAGGCATTGCGGTCATCATATTGCGCCATTCCATCATATCAGGCTTGCCCTTTGCGTAAGCCTGGCTTAATTGCTCGATTGCGCTCGCTTGCACTTGTGCTGGTGCGCCTCCTGCAATTATGGCGTTATTCATTGCGAGGAACATTTCGGTGCTGGCTTTGACGTTGCCGTTCGCGGCTGTCAAGCGTTGCACGGCGCTTGCGGCTGTGTCGAGGGTTGTCGGCAGTCCTACGAGCTTCTGGCTCATATAGTCGATAGATTTCTGAGCGTCTTCGGCTGATATTCCCAGGTTGCCCATAACCCGCGGAAAGTTGTTTAGCGTATCAACGCGTGATACGGCGTCGCCTAGGGTCGATGTGATAGCGCCTATGGCTTTCGATATACCAGCGGCTACTAATCCACCCATTGCGACGGCTCCTGCGCCCATTCCGCGGAAAGAACCCGAAACGGTCGACGAGGCTTTTGTCGCGTTCGAAGCGATTGCGTCAATATCTGCGCGGGCGCGACCGATTTCTTTTCTCATCTGGTCAGCGTTCGCGGTTATAAGCAGCTTTAGCTCGTCGACTGTCATTGTAGGTTACCTCCTAGTTTTATCGTGTTGCGGATTGCCTGCTCCTCCATTTCTTCGGGAGTCATTGCGCGCCGCTTCTTTTGCGATAGGAAAGGCTCCTTCGGGTAGTGCTTTCCGTTGTTCACAGCTGAGCCGACGTATGCGCCGAGGAGGTAGTTCAGCTGGTCTGTTCGCTTTTCGTTCTCTTTTCTCCTGGTGTGGTACGCCGTTAAGTGCTTTTGAAACTGCTTTGGCGTTAATTCCCAGTAGTAATTCAGGTCTAAGCCTATTTCTAGCGCTGTGATTTCGTGGTGGCGCCATTGCGCGCCGTATGTCGATAAACCTAGCGCCTGCGAAACTCTGCGTTCTAGTTTATGTCCGCCAGAGCCTCGTTCACTTCGGCTTTGTTGCGCCTCATCGCTTCGACGTTCGTGTTCTGCGGTAAAAAACCCGCCTCCACGAGCGCCTCTGTTACGTCTAACATAATATCGTACTTGTCGCGCCCTGCTTCAAACTGTGCGTCTAATGTGTCCAGGGCTACCTTTGAGCTAACGCCGTATCGCTGAGCGTTCTCGTCCCAGAGTGCGTGTTCTAGTATCTTTGACAAAGCGCGCACGCTTCCGTCTGCGGCGATATGCTCGATAGAAACATTGCCGACGGCTCTCTCGATACTGTCGACTATTCGTGCGTTAAACTTTAGATTTAGCTTTTCGGCTTCTGCCATTATTTCGTACCTCGTTTATGTTGCTGTGGTCGGGTGGATATAGCGCCACCCGTTCGCTTTTTGTTCTCCTTAAAGAGTGTCTGGCTCTGTTGGGGTGAAGGTTGGCTTACCGCTCACGCGGATTGTTGCGGAGAAAGTAGCCAATCCGTCTACGGTCTTTTCGCCGTCTTTGAAAGACTTAATAAAGCCTTTGAATTGCCACTTTGCGCCTGACGGATATGTTACAATCCAGTCTTGCAGTGTTTGGTTCTCGGCTAATGCTAGCAATTTAGCAATAGTTCCTTTTTCGTCTGCCTTGACGATGTTACCAGCGATTGCTACCTCGCCTGCGTCCTTGGTGGTTGCGATAAACTCCTTGTAGCCGCCCTCTGTGTCCAGAGTCGTTGTGTCTTGTTCATCACTCTCTACGCCGATTTCGCCGATTGAGGTCAATTTACCAATAACTAGGTTTGCGGTTTCGTCTTTTGCCTTGACTTTTTCGAGTCGAGTTCCCATTGTTCGTGTACCTGCCATAGTGGTACTCCTTTCTTGCTTTACGCTTTTATTTTAGCATATCACGCCGTGGAAGCGTGATGTTATATGCACGAGGTCGTCTTGCGCTGTCGGCATATCGCTCGCGCTGTCCATTGCCCAGCCTTCGGCGCACAATATGTCGCTCGTGCGCTGAAGAAGTTGCTCGGCTTGGGTGGCGTCCCTCGTCCAGATATCGATTTTATAGACCGTCATTGAGCCGATATATTCGCTATCAAGCGTGTACTTCGTCTGATTGCCTGCTAATGAGAAGGTAATTGCTGGCAGTTTCGTTAATTGAGCCGTTGCTCCTTGTATGACGTCCGCTTCTGGGTCTACCGAGCAGAGCATATCATAGATGTATTTTCGCGATACTGACACTTTGCTTCTCCTTAGTTCTTAATCTCTGACCTCATTATTGAGGCGTAACGCTTGCGCACTTGTTCGAGTGCTGGCTTCATATACGGTTGGGCTACCTGTCCTGCGGTGTCGCCGTATGCAATTGAGCCGTTTAATGGCTGGCTCTGCGCTGTTGCGGCTCCGCGCTGACCTGTGCCGTATTCTACAAACGCCGCGTATTCTTTGTCTGTGTATACTTCCGCCGTGATTTCGCCGCCGTTCGCGGTCGCTGGCTTCATTGTGATACTGTTCGCCAGCGCGCCTGTGTCGACGGGTGCGAGTGCGCGTGCTTGTCCTTCAACTTCTAGCGCGGCTCGGTTCACTGCCTGGGCTACGCCTTTGGCTTTCTCTAGCTTGCTGTAGCGAGCTTGGATTTGCCCGAGGTTCTGGAAAGATATAGACGCGCTCATAGCTTTACGCTCGTTGCGGCTATCAGCACGTGGCTATCTCGCGGCTTTATCGATTGTACGACATAAACTTTTCCCGCGTATTTTAGCCTGTCGCCTATCTCTGCGGGCGATAAAGGAGCTATTGTGATAGTCAGCTCCGTGTCCTCGTCCAGTCCGTAGTTCTCAATAAGCCGACGGCTCACTGATGTCTGAATATTGCCGACGATTTTGCCGACCGTTACGTACGTCGTGCGGTTGCTTCCGTCGAAAGCCTTCGCGGTCTGTCGTTTCAATAGCTCGGCTTCTTTGTCGTAAAATGTCCGCGCCATTGCCGCTTTCATATTATCTAGCCCCCGCAACGTTCGCCCTCCTATACGGTGCTAGTAGCTCTGCAAAGCCACCCAGTAGCTCGCTATCTGTCGCGCTTGCGTAGTAGTTTTTTACACCGTCCTTATATGAGATTGACTGACCGTTGTCGCTAATACTCTGGACTGCTTGCTCGATGTTGCCGTTCGCTTTTTGTTCGCTTGCTTGCGTCAAGCTGGCTACGACAATTCGCGCTACAATCCTTTCGAGTCGCGGCTCGATTTCGTCGGCGTTCAGGTATAATTTGACGCGGTCTGCGATTTCTTCAATAACGAAGTCTTCGAGTGCTTCGTCGCGTTGTTGTTCATTCGAGCGTAGGCTTTGTATATGTAGCTTTATTCGCTCTTTCTGCTCCTGTTTCACGTTCCTCCTTATACCTGAATAAGGCGCCGTGTAGCGCCTCGTTCTTAGTCTTCTTTTGGCGCTTCTGCCTTAGCCTTTTTTGGCTCTGGTGCCGCCTCTTCGGTCACTTCGACGTAGTGTTCGGAGTTAATCATCATTTCGATGACTGCCTCGTTGGTTACTCGCTCGAGCGTGCCTGTTGTTACGTTTTCGAAAGTTCTCACTTTATTCTCCTTGTGGCGTTTTGGCGGGGGGGGGCCCCCCCCCCCCCCCCCTTCCTTTTTTTTTTTTTTTTTTTTTTTTTTTTTTTTTTT